TCAGGAACCCTACGTCACGCGTGTTGCTCGCAACATTGCGGCTGGCGTGGCGGCCTCATGCGCTGTAGGCGCCGTCGCACTGCGTGGGCGACCTCTTGTGGCATCGGGATTAGCATTGTTGTCTGCTAGCACTGCCACGCTCGCCGGTTTTTGCGAGTACACTCTCTACAAGTCGGAGCAATCCGATGATTTGGAGTTTCGTACAGCAGCCGAGCTTGAGCTTTTACATCTCCAAGACTCCCGTGTCGAGGAAGTCCGAGCCGTCAATGCGCAAGCGTTCACAACTCGCGACCAATCCGTCGGGTGTGCACAATCGGTTGCCACTGCAATCAATTTGTTCGCCTTCGGTAAGAAGCGAACAATTGAAGGTATGCAGGAGGCTATCAAACATTGCACAGTCAAGTGGAATGAGAACGAGTTTAATGACGATCAAAAACTTGCTCTCACACAAATGGCAGCAGCTGCCTACTTCTGCATTCCTGAAGCAGAAGTCCGTCTATTGACCTTTGGAACCACCGGTCAAAGACGAAGGGCCGTAGACCGTTACCACGCTCTACGTGCCAGCGCACCACATTTGGTGCGCTAAGACATCACACGCGAGTGTGCCTGTAGCAAGGGGATTAACATCAAGCCCCTCGACCCGAAGTGTCAGATATTCAACGCTGTCATGTTCGGCCCATGTGACAAAGTCACGTCGTATTTAGAGTTGTGTGCCATGCCAATTGCTGATCAGTATGTTATTCAAAACAACTGTCAGCACAATCAAATCTTGGCTGCACGTAACCGAGTTGTGTGTCAGTGGCCGGCTCCCGATGCCATTCGTCTCAAAGAGTTGGAGCGTGTCACTGATCATCTTGCTAAGTTAATGGGAAATAATTATAATCCTGTTCCGTTTTCTACTTGGGGGAAGGGATACACCGGCAATAAACGTGCGCGCTACATGCGTGCCGTTGAGTCGCTTGAATCCAAACCCCTTAGTCGACGGGATCGGTGCCTTCAGGCATTTCCCAAACTTGAGAAGATCATGGATCCAACTAAGGATCCACGTATGATCCAAGCGAGATCAGCACGGTTTAACGTGTCCATTGGCAACTATCTTAAGGCCTTTGAGGATAAGTTTTACCACCTCTCGGGAAGACGTAAGGATCGCTATCTGCCTGAGGGCAGAATCATGGTCAAAGGTATGAATAACACCGCACGAGCGGCGTTACTTCACCACCATTGGACCTCACTCCGCAAACCAGTCCAACTTGGGCTTGATTGCTCGCGGTTTGATGGCCATGTATCCATTGACCTCCTTCGTCTCGAACACAATTTCTACAAGAAATTGCACCGTGGAAACTCAAACCTCACACGTATACTGGATTGGCAAACCCAAAATGTCGCTTATACATCTAGCGGCATTAAGTACACGTGTCCAGGTCGCCGCATGAGCGGAGATATGAATACGGCGATAGGTAATTGTGTGCTCATGATTACTATGATGTGTCACGCCATGAAGCATTTGCGTATACCGCGCAAGGCTTGGCGTATGGCCGACGACGGTGATGATTGCTGCATCATGGTCGAGGAAGAGTATGTTGCTCTGCTCACTGAGCAGCTACCACGATTGTTTGAGGAATATGGTCACAAATTGAAAATTGAGAATATAGCGCGGAGCTTTTCTCAGGTTACCCTCTGTTCTGGGCAACCCATCCGTGTCGGAGGTCGACGTGTGATGATTCTTAACCCAAGACGTGCAATTGGCAAGTCACGAGTTCTTGCCACCCGCATGCGTGGAGATGACCTTCTTTCCTTTATCCACTCGAATGGTATATGCCAACAACAACTTTACTCCGGCGTACCCGTGCTACAGGCCCATGCACAGGCGTATATCCGATGCGCCCGTGCCAGGTTGAAATATATGCCTGGCAATTTTGTGGATCGGCTTCGGTCTAAGGACTGGGATACCTTGGACTACACTCCAACCGAGATTACACTCGAGGCTCGCCTCGATTTCGCTGAGTCATTTGGCATAGATATCGACACCCAGCAAGTGGCTGAGTGTTGGTTTGATGCGCTAACAAGCGAACAGCTACTCGGACTGGCAACCCCGTTAGAGTTGCCGGTTTAAAATATGAGTAACATCATGTCCAATGGTTCGGTCCCTAGCAAGACTCGATCCAACAAAAGAGCCAATAACAATAACAACAACAACCTCACCCGTCGGCGCAATCGGCGTAGATCCGGATTGCCGCAAATGACATCCAACATGCAAGGAGTTCAGGTCACCCAGCAAATCAGTACTGGTGTTCCTAGTATTATCTCCAGGCGTGATCGAGCGCTCATCACTAATCGTGAGCTCGTCATGACTTTGAGTGGAACTGCCACCGGAGGGACAATACCTCTTGGAGGTGCCCTCCTTATCGTGGACATTGGTCGTACACCCGCTGCAGGTTTTTGGCCTGCTGGTTGGGCTAATACGCAATCCACGTTGTATGATAAGTACAGATTTGTCTCTCTCAGACTCTCATTCCAACCAGTCTTGCCAGTAACGGCTGGCGGTGCAGTTGGCATGTGGTTCGATTCTTATGCTGGCGGAACCTTTTCCGTCACAGCAGGGTTTCCATTAGTGAGTGGGAACATGAACGCAAAGACAAGTAGCGTTCACGAGCCAATGCAACTCAACGTCCGGCCTGATCAGATGAACCGTCTCCCCCAATATATGACTGGCAGTGATGACGAAGCCAGTACTGTTGGGCACATTGCTGCTGTTTGGTCCGCCATTATTCTTGGGTCAACAGCAACAACTGGAGTGCAAACAATCGGCTACATCTGGGCAGACTATGAGATCGAGATGATAAACCCCTCCAATCCGGCAACTCGAGGATAAGCTGAATGTGCCGATATTCTCCATCGTTAGCGCCTTGTGCGCGCGGATGGAGCGTCTCCTGTCTGAGACGGAAATGCATGACCTCCCTTGGCTTGGCTTTACTGTCTGGCCACACCTGCGATGGTGCAAATCTAGTGACTCCTCCGTAGAATTGTGACTAGCAACTGGCAGCAACCGTACCAAAAGCCGATGTAGGCGGTACGGGAGCCAGTTGCGGGTTGTGGTCTCTGTGGAGATGGGACGATGGTGTTGGCGTGCTGGAGAACTTCGGAGTACCCACGGGGAAACAACAGCTGCTGACACCTTGCCGATTGGTCTGCTAAACCAATTGGATCGTTCGCCGAGGAACTACCGAACTGATGCTGCAATATTGCTGGTTCGGCCTCGCCATTCGATAACACAAGTTCTAATGTTTGTATAATTGTCAACTT